CGGCGACCAGGTCGTCACGATCACCGGCTCGCCGACCGCCGGCGGCGCGATGGCGGTCTACAAGCCGGGCGTCGATTTCGAGCAATACGTCACGGTCGCCGGGCAAATCAAACAGCTATCGGCCGCGAATCTTAGCGCCTCGACGCTAATCGCGACCCTGGTGCCATCGACGGAGTAGCAACCATGAAAGTCAAGCTCAATACGATTATGGCGCATCCGACTTTGGGTTGCGCCGAGCCGGGCGCGATTCTCGATCTACCGGAAACCGCAGCCAAGGAATTGATCGAAGCGGGCGCGGCCGAGGCGGTCGGGCCGCGCCCATTGCCGGCGCCGGCGACCACGCATGAGAGCGAGCATGCGATGGACGACCGGAGCGAGCACGAATCGGCGATGCTGCCGGGACCGCGCGGACGCATGGGCCGGTAGCAGCTCGTGGCCGTGGTCTATATCACGCGGTCGCCGGTGATGCTGGTTTCGCTCGACGACCTCAAAGCTCATTTGCGGGTAGATGCCTCGTTCGACGACGCCTCTATCACGGGCCATTATTGGGCGGCGCTTTGGGATATCGAGACTTTCTGTCATCGCGCGGTGTCGCCGCAAACAATTCAGCTCGTGATGGATCATTTTCCCGGCTATCCGGAGCATTATCAGGCTTATACCGACCTCGGCATCATGGGCGATAGCGCGCTCGGGCTTGGCGTGCCGCCGGTTGGCTATACCTATCGGTTTCAATCGGAAGTTTACTTCCGGGCGGGCGCCATGATTCTGCCCAAACCACGCCTGCAAAGCGTCGATTTCATCAAGTACGTCGATACGAACGGCGACACGCAAACGCTCGACCCGTCGAAATACTTCGTCGATAGCGCGAACGAACCGGGACGCGTCGCGCCTATGCCAAATCTCAATTGGCCGTTAACTCAAATTTCCGTGCGGGCGCCGGTGCTCAATGCGGTGACGGTGCAATACCGGGCGGGCTATTCGCCGGCCTTGACGCTCCCGGATGGCGTCACGCCCGACGCCGAGGCGATCATCGCGGCGGTGCCGCCGACGATTCTGCATGCGATCAAATTGCTGGTGGCACAATTCTATGAAGTGCGCTCGCCGGTAATCGCCGGGCCGCGCGTGGATGCGGTCGAGGTGCCTTATACGGTCGAGCGATTACTCTATAACCAGAAGGTTATTTACGCATGAGTTCCGGAATCGAATTCATCAATCCGGGCGAACTGCGGCGGCGCTTGACCTTCCAGGCTTTCTCGCGCTCACAGGATGAAACCGGCGGTTATCAAGAGACTTGGTATGACTATCTGTATGCGTGGGCGAAGCTCGAGCCGAAGACCGGCAAAGAAACCGTCGAGGCCGATCAAATCTATCCGGATACGGATACGCAGATAACGATTCGCTGGCGGCCGGGCCTCGACGAGTCAATGCGCATAATCGACGAGTACGGCGTTCAATACGATATCTATTCGATTAGCGACGTGGAATTGCGGCACCGCCTATTTACTATCCAGGCGAAAAGACGGCCGGCGGGACGCAATGCGTAATCTGTGAAAATGCGGCGAACAAAGCGAAATAAAAACAGCGCGGCGGCGCGCGCAAGCGCAAGGACGCCGAGAATAAATTTCGTGTCGTAACGGTTTCCCAAAAAGCGAATCATCGCCGGAATCCTATAACAAAAATGGCTGACGTGGAATTCAAATTGACCGGCGGCCCGGAGCTCGCCGAATGGTTCAAGCAGGCGCCCGAGAAGATGATGGAAAAGGTTATGCGCGGCGCGGTCTATGCCGGCGTGCGTGTGATGCAAACGCAAGCGCGCGCCTTGGTGCCGATCCTCGACCTCGAAAAGAGCGGCGGCCCGCATGAGCCGGGCTTTCTATTACAGAGCATCCGGATCACTACCGGACGGCGCGGCGACGAGGTTAAGGGCAAGCTCGGGATTACGCCCGAGGCATTTTACGGGCACTTCGTCGAATTCGGCACGCGCCATGCGCCAGCTTATCCATTCATGCGCCCGGCGGCCGATGCTGCCGCGGGCGATGCGGCCCAGGCGGTTATCGACTATGCGACGGCCCGATGCGAACGCGAATTGGGCAAGGCGGAATGATGGGCTGTCCGCAATGTCAATCGCCGATGGGTTGGGATCTGTTCCGGCGGTTCTGGTTCTGCGTCTGTGGTTACGCGACGCGGGACTATCCGCCGCCGGCGCGGGATTTCGATTGAGCGGGTTACATGATCGAGGCGGCAATATATTCGCTGTTATCGCACGACGCCGGGATCGCGGCGGCAATCGCCGGCGGCATCTGGCCGATTCTCATGCCGGAAGTGGTCGATTATCCGGCGCTGTCGTATTTCGTGGTCGATTCGCCGCCGATTCAAACGCTCGTCGAGCCGTGCGGCCTCGCGCATCCGCGCATCCAAATCAACGCGTGGTCGAACGATTATGCGTCGGCGAAGAAAGCATGCGAGGCGGTGCGCAAGGCGCTCGACGGCTTTTCGGGTACGGTCGCGACGCCCGACGGCCCGGTCTTCATTTGCGGGATTCGATGGGAGGACGAGCGCGATAGTTACGAGCACGAGACGCGCACCTTTCGGACGATGCGCGATTTTATTGTCTGGTATCAAGTCCATTAACCGCTAGATAGCAGCTAGATAGCAGCTAGACAGCCGATTGAGCCGAGAGCGGAGGGCAAGCCCATGGCGGCAGCTCCTGATATTGGCGGGTTTGACACCTTCGACCCGCGCACCGGGCCGGTGCCGGCGAATAAATATGCTGGCCTCGGCTCTGCGTTATTGCATGGCGACGGTGCCGGTACGGAAGTCTTTACTATCGTGCCGTCGATTAAGACTTTGGGCGGACCAAAGACGGATTCGACCCAAATCGACACGACGACGCTTGACACCGCCGGCGGTTACGAGACCTTTGTTATGGGGTTGCTCAAGCCGGGAACGCTTTCCTTCGAGCTGGTTTGGGACCCGGGCCATCCGATTCATCTGGCGATGATGACCGATTTCGCCAATCGGACGCTGAGGCATTGGCAGATTCAATGGCCGGATTCGGCGACGACCGGGGGCCCGACTCAATTCGCCTTTTCGGCCTATGTGAAAAGTTGGGAACCAAAGGCCGCTCCAAATACTGATTTGACAATGACCATGGAACTACAAATCAGCGGCCCGATCGTGCAATCCCTAATCGGCGGTGGCTCGTGATTTGCCCATGGTGCCAATTTTCGATGCTGCGCAGCTCGGGCGGCAAATGGATTTGCCGGCGATGCGGTTATATTGATTCGTGTTGTGAATAAGAGGCGCGGGAATAATGGTCGATGGTATTGGCAATGGTTCATATCTCACGCGCGAGGCGATCATCGGCGCGCAGGATATCGAAACTATCGACGTAAGCGTGCCCGAATGGGGCGGCGTAATCCGGTTGCGCGCGATGACCGCGCTGGAACGCGAGAATTACGAGATGATGCTCGGTCAGACGCGCGACCGCAACGCCGGTTTGATCAATAACGTGCGCGCCTCGCTAGTGGCGTGGTGCGCCATCGATGGCGAGGGCCGCAAGCTCTTCACCGCCGCCGATATCACGGTGCTTGGCACCAAATCATCGGCCGCCTTGATTCGGGTGTTCGACGCCGCGCGCCGTTTAAACGCGATGACGCCCGAAGACCTCGACGAGGCCAAAAAAAACTCCGAAGCGACCTCGGGCGGCGCTTCAGTTTTAGACTAGCGCTGGCGCTCGGGATGACGCGCGGCGAGCTCATGCGCCGGCTAAGCGCGCGGGAGCTGGTCGAATGGCAAATCTATTACACGCTTGAACCGTTCGGCGCCGAGCGCGACGCGGCGCATGCCGGGATTATCGCCTCGACCGTCGCCAATTTCTCGGGCCATAGCAAAAGCGCGCTCAAGCCGAGTGATTTTATTGTGCAATATGACCAGATTCGCGAACACGAGATGACGCGGGAGGAACAGGCGGCGGTGCAAATGAAGCGCGAGCGCGAATTATTCGATTACTTGCGTTCCGTCGCCGTGCCGGCCAAAGCGGGCTAGAAGAGGCGGTCAAGCCAATTTTCGATTAGGCGGACGACGCCGGCAATCGCGAACGAGGGGATCGCGGCCAGGATGAAGCATGGGCCGAAGACCTCGGCGAGATTGGACACGTTGGTCGTAGCGCGCAATTGCGGATCGTTCCAAAGTAATCCGATGGTAAGCATGGCGGTAAGCGTGAAGACTACGTCGAGATAGCAAACAAAATACGGATGGTTGAGGGCGAATTGCTGGCGCGAAACGCGGCGGGATGGGTCAAGATTTCTCATAGGCTATCCAGCATAAAGTAACCAAGCGTTAGGCGGAATAACTTTTATTTATGGCAACCATAGCCGATTTAGTCGTTAATTTGACGGCGAATATCGCGAGTTTTCGCACGTCGATGGATGAGGCGTCGAAATCGGTTACGGAACTCGCCGACCAAATCAAAGAAACCACTAAGAAAGTCGCCGAATTTCTGGCCGTGCGGGAAGTCGTGCGCTTCGCCGAAGAGGCGGCGAGCGCGACGCTCGAATGGGCGCGGCAGGTCGAGGAACTTGGCAACCGGATGGGGATCACCGCCGAGCAAGCCTCGACTTTGGCCGGTACGGCGCGCGAGCAAGGGGTCGAAATCGGCAATCTGGAAGGCTTCATGCAGCGGCTGACGCAACGCATCGCGACCAAGCCGAAGGAATTCGCGGCCATGGGGATCGCGATCCGCGACGTGAATACGGGCGCCTTGCTACCGATGCAGCAAATCGCGCGCAATGTGCTCTCAACGCTGGAAGATTTCGAGGCGGGCTCGAATCGGGACGCCGCCGCGGCGGCGCTGTTGGGTAAGGGCGTCGGCGATTTGACCGCGAATCTTGAGCGCTATAGCGCGACGCTCGATAAGACCAATCAGGCGCGCATGACCGAGCTGCTTCACGCCTTCGGCCTTGAGATGGACGAGAGCGGGATCAAGAAATCGCAGGAATGGGAACGCGCGGTCAATGATTTGGGAATCGTTTATCTCGGGCTGCAAAACATCATCGGCAAGGCGGTGCTGCCGATCGTCGAGGATTTCGCCAATGAAGTAATCAAGCTGGCCGAGAACGGCGACCTCCAGAAATGGGCGAGCGCGGTCGCGTCGGCCTTCGCCACGCTTGCTTCGATTATCCTCGACGGCATCAGCATTTGGAGTCAATATCGCGTGGCGGTCGATGACGTGCTAACCGTGCTTGGCGTCGCCGCCGCAATCCTCGGCGGTTTGCCCGGTATCATTATCGGCGGCACCGCCGCAATTTTGTTCCAAATCGACGCTTTCCACGGATTGCGCGACGCCATTTTTGGCGCCTCGGCGGCCGGGCAACAAGCGCAAAAAGGATTCGAGGACGGTTTCGGCGTTAGCAAAGGCGCCGCCGCCGCCGGATGGGGCGATGCGACGGCCGGGACACGGCAATTCACCGCCGCTATGGCGGGACACCATAAACAAGGTGTTACGCTCGGTGATCAATTCGATAAGCTTCTACTCAAACTGCAGGACCAGGTGCGGGCGCAATCGCTCTTGAACGACGCCGCCCTAAACGGTACGGCGGCGATGAAGGACGCCGACACCGAGATCCGGATTCAGAACGATTTGCGCAGCCTCTACAATGAGAAAACCCATACGGCGGTGAGCGAGACGAGCGCCTATGGCATCGCGATATCGAATCTCGAGAAGCAAATGACCGCGCTGAAAGAGAGCGAGGCGGCGCGGGTCGAGATAGCCGACCTATCGGCTCAAATCAGCGACGCCGAACGGCTGGCCGATGCGCAGCTAAAAGGCGCCGCGGCGGTGCGCGAGGCGACGGCGGCGAACCAAGCCGACGAGGAAATACGCCGCCTCGGCATATCC